GCTACGTTTTCTTTTGCTGTTTTACAGTCTGTGCCTAAATATTTTCTGTAGGTAAAACTTAAGTATTGTTGTTCATTAGTGCTACTGTCAGAATAATTATAATCAGTTTCTCTTTTATCAGTTCTTATTTCAAACTCTCCACATCTTACACCATAGTCGTTAAGGTATTCGTTTCTAGGATATGCAGGTTCTACAAACAATGCTAGTATTGTAAGAGCCAAGATAAGTAATCCTGTAAAATAGTAATTCATCCTGAGAACCTCCATACATTACCTGTTTAAATCTTTAATATCATAGTCGTGTTCTCTAACTTGATCTGCTAGTTGTCTGTATAAATTTTCTGCCATTTGCCAAGTAGACTCAGCAGAAGTTAGTCTTGTGTTTTGATCTACAATTTTATCTTCCGCAACTTTTAAATCTCTTTTTAGATCTACAATTTGTTGTTGGTTTGAATTAATAGTGTCTGTAAGATTAACAATATAACGAACGCCAGTAAATGTTCCGACTAGCACTGAAGCTACCACCGGTACCATAACTATATTTTTTTTTAACAGATCTGCTAAATTCATTGCGGTCTCGTTTCATATTATATAATGATTGCTATAATTAAAATAACTACAGCAATTGCTATTGCTTTTTTATGCTCTGCCACAAAATGTGGTATATGTTCTTTTAAGTTCATTTTAATATTCCCCCTTAGTGTATCTCACCCCAATTTTTACCCTTCTCGTAGTCTACCTTGTTAGGTATCTCCAAGTCAACTGCAGATTCCATTATTTCTACAATCCTTTTAGCTTGTTTATCATCTTTAACAGAAATATCAAGTTCATCATGTATCTGTATATGTGCAACAATGCCTTCTTTATATAACTCTAACATAGATTTTTTTGTCATGTCAGCTGCACTACCTTGTATTAATTTATTTAATGCTTTGTAAGTGTAAGCACGCTTGATGCCTGGTCCATGTTCCTGGACAGCTTGATCAAATGGTAATGCTTTATGCATACCAAAAGTATTAGGTTCCCATAAATGAAAACGACAAAGCCTACCTAATAAAGTTCTTATTTGTCCACGTTGCTGAGCTCTGTTGGATACAGATCTTGTCAAACTTTTTACAAAGGGTACTCTCTCATGATAGATAGAAAATAATTCTTCTGCCTTATCTTTTGATACACCGAGTTCTGCTTGTAGTTTAGCTTTACCCATACCATAGAACAATCCTAAATTAATTGTTTTAGCTTGGTCTCTCGGTATCTCAGCCATTTCTGCAACGATTGTGTGAAAGTCTGCATTACCATCTTCGTAAGCATCTTTAACATTAAAGACGCTAGCGTCTTGGTCAAGGGATGCATAGTGCACTACGAGTCTTGGTTCTTGCTGACTGTAGTCAAAGCATCCCCACTCGCAACCAGACTCGGGAATAAAGAGGGATCGGATCAATGGTCCTAAGTCTTTGTTGCGTGCAGGAATTTGTTGTAAGTTAGGATTAGAATAACTAAATCTACCGGTTACTGTCCCACCAGTATCTGATCTAATTTGATTTATATCTGCATGAATCCTACCATTATATTCGTGTTTAATAATTGTATCTATAAATGTTGTATGTGCCTTGTTTATTTCTCTAGCTTTTGCTATACATTGTACTAAAGGATGACTATGAGAAGACAGAAAGTTTTTAGTAAATGAAGGCGCTTGAGTCTTTACCGTTCGTTCGTAGTCTAGTTTTAGTTTATCAAAAACTTTTGCAATTGATCGTGCTGCCCATATTTGAGTATCTATTCCTGTTTCTTTTTCTACTTTTAACAGGAGTTCTTTTTCTTCTGATGCTAATTGGGTCTTCATTGTATGAGCTTTTTCAACGTCCACTCTCACCCCAAGAAATTTCATATCAACCAGACAAGGAAACAGATCCGTCTCAAGTTCAAAAATAGATCCTAGGTCCTGGTCTGTTAGTTCTTTTTGCATAACCTTCCATAAATTTAATGTTAGTTCTGCATCACGTTCAGCATAGTTACCTACATACATTGCAGGTAGTTTCCACATATCAGCTTTAGGGTCTACTCCCCATTCTTTTGCTGCTTCGTTTAATTCAGATTCATTTTTACCCTGGCCACAATAATCCCAACCTAAACTATTAAGATCAAATCTAAATCTATTTTCATTTACTAATGACGCTGCAATCATTGTGTCAACAATTTGTCCATTAATTTTTATCCCCATTGATCTAATCCAACAAACATCATACATTGCATTGTGAAATACTTTTATTGCATCTGACTTACAAATATCTGTAAACCATTGAATTACTTTACTTTTTTCTAAGTTACCACCACCTTCATGATCAAAAGGAAAATATCCAGAATAACCATCTACAGCTACAGCTATGCCTACAACTTTACCACGACCAACAACAGCACCAGATCCCATTGTTTTTAAATTTGGATCACATGTTTCTAAGTCAATTGCAATTACATCTGCTTGTCTAAGATCTGGAAATTCTTCTGGCTTAGACCATTCTGTTTGTGCTTTAAATACCAATGGTTTCATTACTTATCCTCCTTTAGATTTTTAAGTTTATAATCATAGCTACCTTTTTCGTGTTCATCGGTTATCCATTTAGCAGAATTTTCTACAGAATATATTTTGCTTGTAACAAGTCTATTAATTAAATTTTTAGATGGATCAACACCCATAGATGCATCAAACATTTTTAATCTATTGTTAGGTTGTATAGCAAAGTTACCATCTTCTAACTCAAGAACATGACCACATTTATGTTGATCTGGTTTTTCTGCATAGCCAAAATTTAATTCATTAAAGTCTCCTGCACACCAATCAATTGTAAATAAATATTTACCCTTTCTTTTTATTTTTCTTCTTGATGTATATTGCATTGTAGCTCCAGCTAATTCATAAAAAGTTGTAACACTTACATTGTAACTAAAACTATCCCACATAACTACTTCATCAAGAGGTAATTCTTTTACACCTGGTTTAGTACAGAAAGCTGTAATAGGTGCTCGCCACCATAGGCCACCATCCTCCATTAAGAAATGAAATAAAGGCACTCTGTTTGGTATAGAACTAAATCCAAATACCCCGACTTCAAAATATTTATCGTGTGAATCTTTTTGATCTCTCAAGTAATTTCCTCTTACATAACATTCTATTACAGGTATATTTGCATTTAAGTACGCCATTATATTTTAAACTCCTTTGTTTTGTTGTTTGCTTTGATTAAATATAAGTTTTTTGCAGACCTTGTTACTCCTACATACCAAACCCTATATTCTTCATCTTGTTTTTCTGCAGATTTTTTGGCACCAGCCATAGTATTTAGAGTTTGATTTAAAAATAAAACAACGTTTGTTGCTTCACCTCCTTTAGCTCCGTGGATGGTTGACACTTTTATTCTTGGTTCTTGAGATAAATCTTCACCATTAGTAATCATTGCATCCATATATTCTATTTGACTTGGAGAAACTTTTGTAAAAGCTCTTTGCCACGGTAATGTAATATCTACTTCGTGCATTCTTTCTTCAACTCTTTGTCTTTGTATTTCAGGAATCTCTTTTTCTTCTCTCATTTGATTCCAATATCCAATATCTTCATATAAAGATTTACCTATACTATTACCTTGTGCTGTTTGAAAAAACAACCCGTGTCTTTTTAATTGAGGCAAGATTGGTTTAAGTAAAGAATTAGTTCTGGTTAAAATTAACCAGTCTTCTTTTTCCATATCAGTAATTAAATCAGATAATTTATATCTTTCAATTATTTCTCCTCGCTCTTCTTTAGGTAAATAATCTTTTTGAATTCTATTTACACCTACTCTTGATATTACATCTAAAGCTTTTGTTTGTATATCAATTGGAACTCTTTGAGACTTAGTTAATAAAATGTCTGTACCTTTCCAAGTTTGAAAAGATCTAACATCGGCTCCTGCCCATCCAAAAATAGCTTGATCATCATCTCCAGCAATCCACACTCTTGGTTTTGATAATGTACTATCCGTTATTATTTTATCTAACATATTCCATTGTAATTTAGATAGGTCTTGTGCTTCATCAACAATAATTAATTGAAAAGATTTTTTATTTGGACTTAATAAAAATTTTTCAATCATGTCATTAAAATCTATCAATCCATATGTTTTTTTATAATTATTAATTTCTTTTGATATTGCATCAAGTTTAAATCTTTCAACCCAAGTTAAATGTTCGTTTCTATCAAACTGTTCTAAAGGTGTTATCTGTCTTACCTTAGCTAAATTAATTAAAGTAAGATACTCACTATCTGATGAAAAGATTCCGTTCCATTGATTGGTTTCGTGATTTGCATATTTAATTTGTATACCACAAGTGTCACCTATTTTTTTATAGTGTTCTTCTTGCATTACATTTTCTTCTTTTAAACCTAATTGATTAAATGCAAAAGAATGCAACGTTTGAAAA